CCCCCGCCGCAGCCTCTGGCTTGCGTTCATTTTCTGCATTTTGTGCATTCTGCACAAAATGCAATTTTGTTTTTGTTCGTGTTTTTTCTCGTGCCCTCTTGACATACCACGCAATGCGTGGTATAATACAATCAGTAAATGACCCAAGGGTCAAATCAAAAACGGACAGGCCGAAGGCCGGAAAGGAAAAATCATGGAAAAGAAGAATTGGTACGCAGTACTTGCTAACAGCAGCGATAACGATTGGGGCACCGGCAGCTTTGACTGGTCCGAGGCCGTAGCGATGGCCAAGTCTCGCGGCTGCGAGATGATCGCGGAGATCGACGGCGGCTATGACGAGGACGGCCACGAGACGACCGACCTCATCTGCGTCGCGGAGTACATCTCCGGAGAGGACTTTTAAGGCAGCCGCGCCGAGCCGCCAACCCCACCTGCTCAAATTTGGGAAAGGAGCTAACTACTATGGCAGACATTGAATCCCCCATCCTAAATCCTGATGCCCCCAATACCCGCAATGTCTACACCAAACATTTTGCGTATCTTGGCCCCATGCGGCCTAGCCACCCCGACAGCCTCTACGTCTACACCTGCGCGTGTGGTCGTGGCGCAGTCTCCGCCACAGGCAAGTACGGCGCGGCCGTGTCCACCATCCATTGGGGTGCGGCTGATGCCGATGGCGATCAGGGTGTTGCTGCCGCCACAGATGACCATGGCACGGCCGGTTCCACCGGCTGGCGCGGGGTTGCCGTCTCTACAGGGGCGCAGGCTGCTGCATCCTCCCGCGGCGAGCGGGGCGCTGCCGTCTCTACGGGCAGCGAGAGCGACGCTTTCGCTTGGGGAAATCATTCCGTTGCCGCCGTAACTGGTCATCGTGGGTCCGCATCCGCCATGGGCGAGCAGGCCGTAGCTGTCGCCACGGGATCGTATGGCTCTGCTGACGCCACGAGCGGCCATGGCGTTGCCCTGGCGACCGGATGGGGCGGCATGGTAATGGGTATGCTCGGTTGTGCGCTGTTTGCCGTCGAGCGGATTGACGGTAACATTGTGAGTGTCGCTGCCGGGATCGTCGATGGTGTAACCATCATGCCTAACACATGGTATGAGTGCCATCGCGGCAAACTCTACAAGGTAATTGGAGGCCCCAACGATCAATAATCAAGGAGGTAATCATCATGACCATCAACCAGTACCGAGCCTCCATCAAGGAGGTATTTTCCTACGCCGAGCGCGATTTCTTCGTCTCCGATCTCGCGCTCTCCGAGATCTGGGGCGACGCCCCGGAGGACCCCATCCCCGATGCCCGTCTGGCCGCTCTCGGCCTGATCTGGGATGCCGCGCACCGCACCGTCCCGGAGATCGCCAAAGCCGCCGGGCTCAGCAACCGCGCGCTTGCCGAGCGCTTTTGCATCCCGTACCGTACCGTCGAGGATTGGTCGGCTGCGCGCCGCGAGCCGCCGTTCTACGTCCGGCTGCTGCTGCAGCAGTGTCTCGGCCTGCTGCCCAGCCCGGATGCCCTCGCCCCGGCTGAGTCCGATCCCCCCGAGGAGGATTGACCTATGGGCAAATATCCCATCCGCCTGATCGGCACGCCGGTCGTCCCCGGCGATCTGGACTATGACATGGATCCCCCGGAGTGGCACACCCCGTGGTTTGAGGCGGACGCCCTCGATGCAGACGGCCATCATCACAGGATCTACTGGCCCATCCCCAACAAGACTAACGAGTGGCTTGTCGGGCACCTGCTTACTGTGGACGACCCGGATTTCGGCGACGTCTGCGACTGGCTCCACCCGTCTCTGATCCTGTGCTACGAGGATGCTCTCTACCCCGACTCGTCTGCTGTTGACGTCACCGCCCAGGTCTCGGAGGTCGTTGTCGACGCAGGCGTGATTCCTATGGGGCATGGCCGAGTCGATCTCCATGGGCAGCACATCGTCCCCGTCCCTCGCAGAGGGGTGTATGACCCGGAGCTTGCCTGCTGCATCGGGGATAACTACTTTGATCACAGTATCCGGCATCTCGATCACCTCTACCTGTATGAGGCCGTTAATGACACTTATTTTACCGCCATGGAGGACGACCGCGTCATCTCCGTTATGTCGGAGGCGCAGGCCAAGGAGTGGGCACGCGACCAGCTCTATCCCAGGGATTACGATGCCCTATGCGATGGCCTCTGGTGGTGTCCCGTCTAATCTTGCCTAATATCCTACCACCGATCCCGTGTAAGTTTCCGTCAACCTTTCGGCCGTTCCGCTCGGCCCCGCATCCCTGCGGCGCTGAGCGCAGCACCCGTCCGGGAGCCTCCTCCGAGGCTCCCGGCTTTTTGTTTTTTTACGGCTGCGGCAAATACCCCGCCGCCCGCATCGCCTCCGTGGAGATCGCGACCTTGGCGTCCATCACATCCTCCCACCCGGCCTCTCCGTGCGCCGCCACGGCCAGCCGCGCGTCTGTCGGGCAGTAGGCCCGCTCCTCGTATACGCGCCCGTCCCGCAGGATCACCTGCATCGGCACCGGCTCCGTAAAAAAATACTTGTCCCGCGCCATCTCATCACAGCCCCTCCGGCAGCGGCGGCAGCCATCCGACGTTATCGCACCATCCTCGCAGCTTGCCGTATGAGCCGTAGGCCTTGGCCCCGTTATCCCAGAGGTACCTCGCCAGCGCCTCGATCTCGTCCAGGCCCCATCCCTCGAGGATCGGCTCCTCAGCCGCCTCTCGCGCCCGTGCGATCGCCAGCAGCTCCGCCCCGCTCTGTACGCCTCTTGCCCGCGGGATCGTCCGTCCCGCCGCCTCGCACGAGGCGCAGATCCATACCTGCGTTGGCTCCATCTCCCGCCCGCAGCACCGGCACAGGCGCGGCTTGTACCGCCTCGGCCGGCCGCGCAGCCGCTTTGCGGCCGAGCTTCTCTTTCCCGTCTTTGCCATGCCGTCATCTCCTCTTTGTGTAATCGATCTCCCGGATGTAGGGATGCCGCACGGCAAACGGCACCGTCGCCTCCCCGAAGATCTCGCGCAGCGCGCCGTCCAGCTGCTCCTGCATGTAGTCCTGCTCCGGCCCCGGCCGGAAGGCCGGGCCGAACTCCTCCTTGAGCTCGTTGAGCCTCGTCAGCAGACGCACGATGCGCTCCTTGCCCCATACGTCGTCGCCCATCGCCTGCTTGTCCCGCAGCGCCACGCACAGCATGTCGTGCACGATCTGCGCCCCGGAGTCCAGGCCGATATCCAAATACCGCTGCCGGTCCCGCTGCACCCGCTCCGCATAGCTATTGCCCATCATTGGCCTCCTGTCCGCAGTTGTATGCCATCGTCCGCGACGTCTCGTCCCATGCCCTGCGATCGGCGATCTGCCTTGTTTCCTCGTATAATCTCTCCAGTCTTTCGCGCTCCGCCAGCTCCTCGGCCGTCATGGCCCGGATGCGGTCGCCGCTGGTCACCGGCTCCGGCGCAGCCTCCTTTTCTGGGCTTCCCAGCCATTTGATCAGGCACTCGCGGCATGTGTTTGCCTCACAGGGATAGCCCTGTCCGTGCAGCACGTTGCACAGCCCACTCAAAAGCTCATCCGACTCCGCCAGCTCCTCGTCCGTCATCGCCCGGATGCGGTCGCCGTTTGTCATGGGCTTCGGCGCAGCCGCCTCCTGCGCGGCCCGCCGCTGACCGGCCTCTGTCATAGGCCAGCGGTCCGGCACGGTGACTTTGACCACCACGTCGTCCGGATTTTCCGGCTTTGCTGCATCCTGGATCAGCCCCTCACGCTTCCAGCACTCTTCCAGCGCTGCTGCCGCTTTCACCATCAGCGGCCCTACCAGCACGTCCTGGTATCTTGCTCCGTTGACCTTCAGGCCGGTTTGCACCAGCGCGTGCCCGGCATCTGCCAGCATGCCGATCATGTCATTCCTCGCCCACGCGGCCATCTGGTCATCGATAATCTTGTTAATATCCATCGTTCCTCCTGTTCATTTCTTCCGCGATCGCGCGGAAGATCGGGTATGCCTGCTGCGGTACGACTGCATTTCCGAGGGCTCTAATGCGCTCCACCCGGAAGGGAAGCCCATCAGCCACTCTACCCACTCCGGGTTCAGCTGCCCATTGACGTCCGTCCGCAGGCTCCGGTGATTCCCTCCGCCGTGCGTCCTGGTCGCGTCTCCCCGGCATGGCGTCGCAAACAGCACGCAGCCCCTCAGGTTTCTCCGCTCCAGATCGTGCTCCGCGCTCCGGCTCCCCATCGGTCCGGTCCCCTTGCTGTCCGAGGCCTTCGGCGTCGGATAGATCGTCGATCCCCACAAAAAAGCATCTTGCCCGCCGGTGCCAAGCTCCGACAGCCGCAGCCTCAAATTGCAGCACGACGACGTGATAGCCTTCGCGCTCCAGATCCTCGACCACCTGCCGGGCGGCAATCTTGATGATTCCAGGTACGTTTTCACCGACGACGCAATGCGGCCTAAGCTCCCGGATAACGCGGCACATTTCAGGCCACAGAAATCGCTCGTCTTTCTTCCCGCGCTGCTTTCCGGCCACGGAAAACGGCTGGCAGGGGAATCCTCCGGATATAACGTCAACTGTTCCCAGTCCGGTTTGCGCATAAAAACTCTCCTTTGTCAGGGTACGGATATCCCGCCAGCGCGGGATATCCGGCCAGTGCTTTTCGAGCACCGCTGTCGGATAATCCGACAGCTCGCATTGCCCGACGGTCGTAAAACCGGCCCACTCTGCCGCAAGATCAAGCCCGCCGATCCCCGAAAACAGGCTGAGATGTGTCAATTTTCCAGCCACCCCGCCAGCTCCTCCTGCTCGACCTTGTACACCGGCTTGATCTGATACCGGCAGTACTGCATCTCGAGGCTTGCACCGCGGCTCTGCTCCCAGCCGGGTAAAAACACCACGAGATCGGCTGCGCGGATCATCGCAAGGCACACGTCCATGTATACCTTGCCCGGCCATCCCTCCGGCAGCTCCGCAGGGTTCAGTACCTTGTCGGCCCTTGGCGTACCGTAGTAGTGCTCCATGCTGATCGGCCGGTCCTCGCCCTCCCGCAGCAGCATCCGCTTTGCGGCCGCAAACCGCGCTTTGTAATCCTCTACGCCGGTGATCCCACCGGCAATGTATACTGTCATATTCTTACCTCCACGAGCTTGCCGCCCCTGCAGGCGTACCACGTGTTCGGCTTGATGTTCACGCCGTCGACGATTCCAGCGTCGACGCTCGTGATCTTTCCGCTATCTGCCCGCTCGACGGCGAACAGCGCGCAGCCGAGCGCGCCCATCACTCTGCCGCCAGCATTGGTTGTCGTAGCCACGCCGTCAGCGCCTTCGGCTCTGGCTTCTCCGATCATCCCCGTAGCCACGGCTAATCCCCACTCTCCCACAGCTTTGGCTTCCCCTTGCGTTCTCGTGGCCAGCGCTACACCAAGATACCCCCTAGCTGTTGCTCTCCCGTTGTTTCCCATGGCGACCGCTACGCCCCCGAAGTCTGATACACTGGCCCATTGGGCGTTTTCCATCACGGCAACAATTCCGGTTTTCCCATTGCCGGCGTTGATGTTGTTCGCGGTGACTTCTTCCCGCTTTTTTCTCCTCCAAAAGTGCATTTTCACGTTGCTTCTCCTCCCTTTTTGTTGTAGGCCTCCCGCAGCCTGCGGATGATATCCCCGCCGTAGCTGCCCTTGGTCAGGTCGATAAACTCCTCGACCGTCAGCAGCTCGTCTGCCGTCAGCTTGTAGCCGTGGGCGGCGGCAAACTCCGACCGTCCCATTTCGCACGAGCCGGTGAGCTTGTGATGCCAGCCGTAATAATCGGCTGACGGGTACGCCTTGCCCCACTCATGGGCCTTTACAAACTCCTCGATGCGCTCCTCCAGCGGCATCCCCTCAAGCAGCTTGTCCCGCAGCGCCTCCATTGCCGCGCGGAGCGTTTCCCCATGGGCGAAAAGGCTGCCCTGCTTGACGATGTAGCATCTCTCGGTTGTTAAGTCTTCTCGCAAGATTCGTCCCATCGCAACGCCGCCGTGTACGTGGTCAATGAGCGTCGGAACGTCGTCAATTTGGTATACCCTTTGACCACAAAGGGACAAGATTCCGTCGCTGTAGCCGCGGCCGTAGCCGCTGTCGGGGCTGTAGTGGCAGCCGGAGCCGTAGCCGTAGCCGTAGCCGTAGCCGGAGCCGTCGCCGTAGCCGTAGCCGGAGCCGTTGCCGGATCCGTCGCCGCAGTCGGAGCCGCAGTCGGAGCCGTCGCCGTAGCCGTAGCCGTAGCCGTCGCCGGAGCCGTCGCCGTAGCCGTAGCCGGAGCCGTCGCCGGATCCGTCGCCGCAGTAGGAGCCGCAGCGGTTTGCTGGATCAGCAAACCGATCCGCCGCCTCTTTCAGCACTTCCATACCTTTACCTCGCTCAGAATCTTCGCCGCCCTGTCCGAGCACGGGATGATCTGGATTGCGTCCGTGACAACCATTTCCGGCACAACGACGGTAAGTTTGCAGTCGGCCGGGGCTGTCACTCCGTCAGCCGCTAGCTGCTCCACCGCGCACGCGCCATTCCAGTACCAGATTTTTCGCACATTGCGCAGCTCGACTTCCTGACCGTTCCGCGCAGCGACCTGCCCAAAAAAGACGCCGCTGCGATCGCCTCTGACGATGTAATACTGATTGTCCATTTTTGTCTCCTTATCGTTCATCATTTCTTTTGTGCCGCATACCTTGCTCTTGCCCTGGCGTTGATCTCCTCTCGATGGGCCTCCCTATAGGCCCTCGCTTTCGCCAGCTCGCGCTCCCGATTTTGCCTGTAATATTCCTTCTGCGCGCCCGGGTGCTCTGCGCGCCATTTTCGGAAGTATTCCCTGATCTCCGCCCTGTGGGCCTTATTGTATTCCCGTGCCCGCTCCCGTGCCCGCTCCCGTGCCGCCTCCTTCTTAGCCGCGTCGCCCCCGACGGGCGGCGGATCCTTTGTCTTGCGCACCGTCCCGAGCGCCCGGTCTCTTGCGTCGGCCTCCCGGTAGTCGTCCAGATCCATCGCGTCATTGACGCAGTCTGGATACTGGCAGGCCTCGCATCGCTTATCGCATACGCTCATTCCTGCGGCCTCCCGATCACCCGGCACCCGCTGCGCAGGCCGTCGCGGTCAAATTCCACGACGTACCGGTTGTTTTTGTCCGGCCCGCTGCGGATCACACCGACGCCGTAGTGCCACGTCCCCGTGCACACCGCCAGCACCCGCTCGCCAGGCTCCCACTTGTGTCTCCTCTCCATGCTGTGCAGCTCCTTTCTGATGCTTGCGGCCGGGCAGCGCCACAGCGGCGTGCTCGGCCATTTTGCGCAGAGCGGCGCGTGCTCTACCACGCGCCCCGTCACTCCGCACCGGTAAAATTTTGCATCGCGCCCGGCGGCCTCCTCCCGGAGATACCGGCACGCGCGGCAGACACACTCAGCCCTCACGTGGGATCCATCGTACCAGCAGCGCCGCCGCGCCCAGCAGACCGGCCCCGATCCACGCCGAGGCGCGCATCACGCACACCCCGAGGATCATGCAGGCCATCGCGGCCGTTGCCAGCACCAGCATCGCGACCTTGCGGTCCGCGTCCTGCTGCGCCTGTTTTGCCCTCTGCTCGGCCACTTCCGCCCGCTGCTCCGCCTCCCGGCATCTGCGGGCCTGCGCTCTGGCCTCCGCCTTGCGGTTCAGCTCGTCGAGCCGGGCCTGCTCGATCTGCGCCGCGCTGCTCATCCAGTTCATTTCGCATCCTCCTCCAGCCATTCGGCCGCCCGCCTCGTGCAGGCCTCGGCAATCGTATCGTCCGCTCCGTCGTTGCGGCAGTAGAGGCAGATTCCCCTCTGATTGTACTGGCAGCCCTTGCACCATGCCGCATCGACGAGCGCCTCCGCCATGGCCTCCGTGCTCTGCACGATCTTCGCAAAATTCGTCATTTTACTTCCCTCCTGTATCTGGAGAGGGCGGCAGGTATCGAGCCTGCCCTCCGCGGCTTGTGCTCTCGCCGCGGCCGTCCCTTGCGCGCCCTCAGGTCGGGCGGATCACGCGCCGCCCACCGCGCCCTCCGGCTTGAGCCGGAGGGACTGCAGCCGTTTGTAGTTTCGCTCGAGCTTCTGGATATCGATGCCCCACGCCTTGTAGGCCGCCTCGGTGTTCACGTGGGTGGCGTTCCAACATGGGAGGCCCATGGCATCCATCTCCTCCTTGGCAATCGCCTTGAGCCGGTATACCGTACCGTCGGATGTTTCAAACAGCTCCTTGATATCCTTGTTGCTCAGCTCCAGCCGCTCGTAGTAGAGCCGCAGCGCCGTTTCGATATCCCGCACCTGCGGGACTCGCACCCGCCCGGTCCTCATACCGTCCCGGCCTCGTTGGTCGTCCCGGCGTCCTGCCCGGTAACCATTTGCTTGGCCAGCTCCTCGAGTATTTGTTGTTGCGCGCGGAGCTGCTGCTCCTTGTTGTCGGCCAGCTTGGCCTCCCAGTCCCGCAGGACTCCCGCCTGCTGGTCCAGCTCGTCGTGCTTGCGGCCTAGCTCCTCCCAGTGCCGCATCTGCATGTCGCGCGCATTGCGCCACATGCGCTCCTGCGCCTCGGCCTGCCGCTGGAGCCTGCTGCGCTCCCGCGCTGCCAGAGCCTCCTGCAGCACCACCAGTGCCAGCCATGCGCCCAGCGCGCAGATCATTGCGATCCTCATGTCATCGTCCTCCGTTCATATTTGTCATTGCGAGGAGGCCGAAGGCCGACGTGGCAATCTCTGGCCCCCGCGCTCTCTCACTCATTCCGTTTATCTACGGCAACGATCATGCCGTAGATGCAGCCCTTTACGGCCGCCATCTCCGCCGCCGTCATCTGCCCGGCCAGCGTCAGCAGCTTGTCCGTCATCTGCTTCAGGCTCTCGCTCATGTTCGTACCCCCCCCTCACTCCGCGATGTACCCCATCGCGATCTTGGCCGCCCGGCGGAACTGGCTGCGCGTGCGGCGCATGCGCTCGTCGGCCGTGACCAGCCTCGTCCATGCCTCCTTCTCGGCGGCGCTGTTGACCAGCTCCGGGATCAGGTTGCACCATTCGCATTCGGCGTCCCGCAGCTCGGCAAAGCATCGTGCCGCCTCGCCCGCCTTGTCCCGCACCCTGAGCATGGCCTCGCCGTCAATGCCCTCTGCCGGATGCTCGTTCTGGTCCGGCGTCTTCTCCGCGCCCTGCTTGGGCTTTTCGTCCTCCCGCTTTTCTGCTTCTTCCTTCAGCATCCCTGAGAGCAGCGCCAGGATCGCAACGCCGCCGCCCACGTCCTTGCCCATCAGCTCCGCGCTGTAGGCCTCGAGGATCGTCGACCGCAGCTTCCACCGCACGGCCTGCTCCTCTTTGCTTCCCGCCGGTTCCTCCGGCAGCATCTCCAGCATCAGCCGGTATTTCTCCGGCATCGCCGGGATCTCGATCTTCTTTTCGTTGCTCATTTCTTTTCTCCTTTTTTCATTTTTCTTGCAATCCGCTCCCCCGCGTGGTATCCTTTCCGCGAAAGGAGGTGATTTTGTGCCTAACTTGTTGATTGTTTACTTTCATCCGGCCGCTCATCATGATCGGGCAGAGGTTGCAGCTCTGTTCCCGGAGGCGATCCATGTTGACGAGCACATCCCCGGCGCGTTTGAAATCGTGGTAATGCTCCCTTACAGTGAGGTACGGCATCGTATCTACGAGGCATTCGGGCTCGAGAAATACTACATTGCCCGCGTCGCTGTCGGAACCATCCACGGCAATTAGCCCCTCGCCTGTCCGTAAACCTTGCCCCGGCCCTTGTGCCGGGGCCTCCCCGGCCATCTCGGCCGCTTGACTGTTTTGCTCACCACGACCACCTGACCGCTCTTGTCACGGTAACAGTATCGGTGCACCCAGGTCTCCGGCATCCCTCTCTCCTCCTTTCTTTTTCTCATTTCTAGGCTTTGCTTGGATATTGCTTGGCTATACTATACCATTACTCAGTGCTGCTGTCAACCCCTATTTTATGCCCTAGCAATATTCTTTATTGACTTGCTCCTCCTGCTGTGCTATTCTAATTGCGAGAGGAGGTGATACCATGTCCGGCACGATCAATGACCGCATTGCGCAGGTCATCGCCGCCCAAAATATTACCCGCACAAAATTTGCTGAGGCCCTGCATCTCAGCCAGCCCTATGTGTCCGGTATCTGCACCGGCGCAAGGCAGCCCTCCGATCGGACGATCCTCGACATTTGCCGCGTTTACGGCGTGTCCGAGCTCTGGCTGCGGGAGGGGCAGGGCGAGATGTACGTTCAGCGAACCCTCCGGCAGGAGATCCTCGACCTCGCGCGCAGCCTTTCGGAGGCCCCGCCGGGCGACCTTCGCCGGGACTTCCTGCTCGCGCTGGCCGACCTCCCGCCGGAGTTCTGGCCAAAGCTGGCCGACTTTATGGAGGGGATCCTTGCCCGCCGCGCCGACGATCCCGGCACCTAGCGCAAAGCCCGCAGCACCCGCTGCGGGCTTTTGCTTTGCCCGATCCGATAGGGCATCTGTAGGGGCATGCCCCTCCCGGCTCCGCACCCGCGCCCCGCACCGGCCTGTAGGCACCATCGGTAGCGGCGCTCACTGCGCAGCCGTTAGCGGCTTTGCCGCTCTACGGATGCGGCGTGCCCCTTGCGGGTAGTGAGCGCCTTGAATGCACTTATTTTGCGGCTTGAGTGCTCTGGTGCACCTCCGCACCCCCGGCCGCGCCGCTCGGCGCTGCCGTAAGAAATAAAACAAAGCAGCCACCGGTCTGCTAACGGTGACTGCCCTGTTTTGCAAAAAGAAAGGAGATTTTTGTGCACTGAAAACGAAAGAAAGGATCGATAAACGCTTACTACCCTGCGCCCCTGCCTATATTATAGCGCATCGTTTTCATATTCTAAACGCGAATTGCGCCGCAGCGCCCGAAGAAACTGCAGCAAACTGTAAAGCTCCGCCTCCGTCAGGTGCGCCAGCTCCCCGATCACCTCTGCCAAAATGTCCATCTTGTTTCCTCCTTTTCCGTCGTAAGGGTTGCCCCTCCCCCAGCATTCTAGCATTTTTGTGCATTTTACACTCTGTTATTTGTGCAATGTGCCGCTTGATATCCCCTGCCGCTTTATGGTATACTGCAAGTGTCAGCCACGTCCGCTCCCTGTAGGGGCCGGGCATGCCCCTCCCGGCTCCGCACCCGCATCTCGCCCCGGCCCCCGTTAAAACACGCACATCCCCCAAGTTTGTCATTGCGAGGAGCGAAGCGACGTGGCAATCTCTGGAAGGAGTGTTGCTTATGCCTGATTATCCATCCCCCGCTGCAAAGCGCCGCCGCATTGTGCAAAACATTGTCACGGCCCTGTCCCTGATCCTGTCCGTCGTGCTCATCATCGTCCTCGCCACCGCCGAGCCGGATAGCTCCGTTTACCAGCGTGGCTTTGATTCCGGCCATGCCTCTGGCTATGTCGAGGGGAAAAACGATGAGGCTACCCCTGCATATAATCGCGGCTATGCCGCCGGGAAAGAGAGCGGATATATCAACGGCCGGAACAAGGGCTATTGGGAAGGCAAGCAGTACATGCAGCAATACATCGACGAGCTGCAGGAAGAACTGCGTGACTACCGCCTTGCCGAGCGTGGTGCCGAATCCGGCCGGGACGTCCTTGCAGAATACTTTGCCCGCAAAGATGAAGCATCCAGCTCTCAGCCTACCTCCCCGACCTCTGCGTCCTACATTGCCAATATGTCTACCGGCAAATTCCACCGATCTACCTGCAGTTATCTGCCTGATGTAGGGAATCGTGCCTATTTCTACTCCGCCGAAGCGGCCCGCGCCGCCGGTTATTCGCCGTGCGGCCACTGCCACCCCTGACGCACACACATCTCCAGCACGTCCAGTACCTCCCGCCGCCCCTCCGGCGGCAGCCGCAGAAACTCCCGCACGATCTCCTCCTCCGAGGCTGGCCGTCCCCCACAGGCGGCCAGCCTCAGCTCATCTCTGGCTCGCTCCACGCGCTTTTTCCCGTCCGGCCGCATCCGCCGGTACTCCCGCACAAACCGGTACTTGATCCATCGCTCCATCCGTCGCGCCCCCTTTGCACCCGCATCGTACCACGCCCCGCCGCGGGAAACCATGGCCAGAACCGGGAACTGCGCCCGCTTTTTGCAAAAATCCGTATCCAAAACTGCAATCGTCAGGAGGCGACACCATATGCCCCAGATTTGTGACCGACTCAATGCCGTTAAGCAAAAGTCCGGCCTCACCCTCACCGCGTGGGCGGAGCGCTCCGGCGTCCCCGTCAGCACGATCTCCCGCATCCTCTCCGGCTGCACCGAAAATCCCGGCCTGCAGACAGTCGTCGACCTCGTCGCCGCTGCCGAGGTCCCGCTGTCCGACGTCCTCCCCGACCTGCTCCCGCCGCCCGAAGCCGCACCCGCTGCGCAGCCCAGCGAGGCCCTCCTCGCCGAAAAGGACGCCCGCATCGCCGCACTCGAGCGCCTCGCCCGTTACCGCTCCCACATCTGTTACGCCCTCGGCATTATCTGCCTTGCTCTGGTCGCCGTCCTTGCCTTTTTACTGGCCTACGACCTGTGCAACCCCCGCGTCGGCTGGTTTCGCAGCTGATGCCCCCAAGGAGGGTTTGCTATGCCGATCACAAAAATACAAAAAAAGCGCGACGGCCTGCAGGGCTATCGCGTCCGCGTCAATTATACCGACCCCGATACCGGGGCCTACCGCCGGATCGAGCGTATCGTCTACGGCAAGGCCGAGGCCGCCGAGACGGAGCGCCAGCTCAGCGCCGAGGCCAAATCCCCCGCCCCTACCGCCGACGACCGCCTCACCGTCGCCGAGTTCGTCCCCCAATTCCTCTCGTACAAATCCGCCGAGATCCGCACGTCGTCGCTCGTCACAGACGAATCCCGCCTCAGGCGGCATGCCATCCCTTTTTTCGGCCCGCTGCGGATGTGCTCTGTCACCCCGCGACACGTCGCCGACTGGGTCGCTTCCCTGCACGGCAAGGGCCTCGCGCCCAATACTATCTCCGAGGTTTACACGATCACAAAATCCATGTTCGCGCGCGCCGTCGAACTCCGCATCATCCCAACATCTCCCTTCGGGCGGCTCCGCCGTCAACGTAAGGCCATGCCAGACGCCCCGAAGCACGATTTCCAATACTATACTGCAGAGCAATTCAGGCGTTTTTACGCGTCGGCAGCCGCTGCCGTTTCTGCCGCAAAAAATCCCATTCAGGAGCGGCAATACATGATGTTTTTCGTTGCCGCGTTTTATACCGGCATGCGGCCCGGCGAGATTCTCGCCCTTCACTGGACGGATATCGACTTTCCGGCCCGCCTGATCCGCATTCGCCGCACTTATTCCGACCGATATGGGGAGGGCCCTGTCAAAACAGAGTCCTCTGTCCGCGATATTGGCATCCCATCCCACCTTTTCGACGAGCTGCAGGTGCACCTCCGTTTCCAGCGCAGCATGCCCGGTTTTTCTCCGGATTTCCTCGTCTGCGGCGGCCCTTCCCATCTTTCCGTTTACGCGGCCCGTAACCGCAGGAACTCCTATGCGGCCGCCGCCGGTCTCCCGCAGATCCGTCTCCATGACTTCCGCCACTCCCATGCCTCCCTGCTCGTTAATAACGGCATCAATATCCAAGAGGTCGCGCGCCGCCTCGGTCACTCCAACGTGCAGGTCACCTGGTCCACCTATGCCCACCTCTACCCCCGCGAGGAGGAGCGCGCGCTCACCGTCCTGGACGCCGTCCCGCTCCCGCCCCCGAACACCCCGTGATTTTCGGTGCTTTTTCGGTGTTATCCACCCTATGTGCCATCTGCAAAAACGCCGGAACCATTGTGTTTTCAATGGTTCCGGCGTTTTTATCTCTCTTACAAGAATGATGAAGATTAACAACCGATTTTGTCCATTCTTTTCTTTTCTCCTCTCGCTGCCTCTCAACACATCTCATTTTCTCTCTTTACGTTGCTCAAACTTCAACTTTCTCTTACCTCGATTTTCAAATCTGCAAAACTCTCGGTGCTCATTCGGTGCACAAAAGGCCCCGGCAGTCTCCTGCCGGGGCTGTTTTTGTGTCACTCCACGATGCACTCGTAGTACACGCGCGCCTTGTCCGGCACGGCGTCCTTGTCCTCGAGCCACGCCTTGGCGAGATCGAGGTAGAGGTCCGTCCCGCTGCAGCCGTGGTCCATGAGTACCTCGCAAAAATCGCTGTACACCGCATTCATTGCGCACCAAAATTCGATTGGGTCGCAGTCAATGCCGCGCTCGTGCATCATCTTGAGCACATGGTCCGGTGCCCACTTCGCGCCGACCGTGCCGTCGGCGTTTTTCATGCCGCCGACCCACTTCTCGGCCTCCTCCCACGACAGACGCTCGTCATCGTCCTGCTGCTCGAATCCGATATGCCCCATCTCTCGGCGCCCCGGCTCGCGGCTTCGGCCGCCGCCTCTCTGCTCGATGTCGTACCGGCGGCCCATCGGCTCGTCGCGGTATCGGCGATCATAGTCTCCGTCGCTGCGCGGTGCATAGCGGCCGTCATTGTAGCGCTCGCGTCCGCGCCCGTCGCGGAATCGGCCCTCCGGCCGGTCTCTGCGTTCCTCCTCGCCGCTCCCGCGGCGGTAGAACATCATTTTTGTCCTGGCGTCCATATCGTCCCTCCTTATGCCGTCGGCGCCGTGCCGTTGACGCTCGCCAGATTGCTGCTCGGCGCGCAGGCAGCGCGACCCAGCAGCCGAAAACTGCCGCCCGTCGCGGTGGTGTTGAGCACCGTGCTGTACTTTGTCCGCGTGCGGATCGCACAGGCGGTCAACTGTGCGCAGCCGCAGCTTGTCAGCGGATACTGTACTGTCCCGCTGCCGATCGTCACCACGACCGGAGCCGTGATGGTCGCCGTCGTCGGGATCGTCTGCGCCACGACGAGACAGTATTTCTCGCCGTCGTTGTAGCTCCCGGCCGGCAGGTTGATCGTCAGCACGCCGTCCGCAAACGTCACGGCCTGCGAGATCACAAGGCGGCGGCACAGCTTACACACGTTGTTGCATGCCATGGTATATCCTCCTTTGCTCAGGGGCGGCATCTGCCGCCCCGATCTCTCATCCCGTCAGCAGCAGCCGTAGCCCTGCTGGCAGCCTGCGCCGCAGTAAGCAGCGTGCGGGTTCTGGACGAGGTACGTCGGCTGCGGCGTGGAGTTGCCGGTCCGGCGGATCAGCTCTGCCGTGTTGGCGTCCATCGCGGCCTTGAGCACGGCGTTCTGCTCGCTCTGCGAGGCGGCCAGACGGAGCGTCTGGTTTTCCTGCTGCAGGGTCGAGATCTTGTCGTTGACCATAAAGTCCAGGATGCTGCGCGTGTTGGCGTTGGCGTTGTCGATCACGTCGCGGGCCGTGCTCTGGATGGTGTTGCGGATGTCGCAGCTCTGCGTCGCGAGGTTGTAGTTGGTGTCGGCAAAGCCGCGCTCCATCAGGCGCTGCGTCTCGCAGCAGCACTGCTGCTGTCTCGCACCGAGGTCGCAGATCTGTCCCTGTACCCCGTTAAAGCCCTGCATCATGCCCATCTGCGTGGCGTTAAAGCCCTGCTGCATCGCGATCTGCCCGTTGAGCATGCCGGTGTTCATGGCGTAAAAGCCGTCGCACAGGCCGTTCTGGAGCCCGCGGATGCCGCTCTGGATCTCTGCCGTCGCAAAGCCGTCGTTGACTGCCTGCCGCGTGTCGATGCCGCTGAGATACGGCACCGCCATACCGGCCCCGTTGTTGCCGTTGTTGCCCCAGTTGTTTCCAAAAATCAGGGCGAACAGGATGATCACGATCCACCAAGATCCGCCGCCAAACATATCGTTGTTGTTGCGGTTGCCGGAGTCAGCGCCCAGCGCATACCCCATGCCAAAATCATCTGCCATTGTTGTATCCTCCTCAGTTTTTATGATCCCACGGGCCGCGCGCGCCCGGTGAGTCCTTGCTGCGCGGCTTTTGTCAGGATCCGCAAACCGAGTTGATATGCTTACCGACGGAAAGGCAGCCCCAGCTGCTGTGCCATCTGCTCTACCGTCGTACCGCGCTCCCGCGCGGCGTTGTCCGCCATCTGGAGGAGCTGGTTATAATTTTTGCCCGCCAGCATCTGCTGCATCTGTTGGAGCTGAGGCCCCGCGCCCATCTGCTGCAGGGCACCCAGCGGGTTCCGGCCCCGCTGCGCCATCTGGATCATCATCATGAGCGGATTCATTCTGCCGGTTCCTCCTTCTTTTCTGCGGCAGTGAGCCGCTCGCTGATGCCGTTAAGCTGCGCCTGCATCTGCTGCAGCATCGTCAGCACCGGGTCTGTCGCGGTCTGTGTGCCGTTCTGCGCGGGCTGCGGAGGCGGCGCTGGAATATACTCCCCGAAGCGTGCAGCGCCCGCCGCAGCGTCCCAGCGCTTGGTGTAGATGCGGTTGTTTTGGATGTCCGCAAACACCATCAGGCTGCCGGAAAAGTCCACCGGCGTCGAGCTTGCCTCCTCGCGGCTCGATACCATCCTGCACATCGGCCCCTGCGGCTGCAGCGGCTGCTGCCCGTACCCGCCGTATACCGGCGGCATCACCTGATTGTACCCGGTCTGATAGGGATATGCCATTGTCTCCGCCTCCTGTCTTTGATGGCTATATCATACCGTCTCAGCCTCTGCGCTGTGCCCGTTTCCGTCGCGTCTGTGCCCGCAATGTGTGCAGCCGCCGCTCGATCCCCTGCATCCGCCGGGACACCGTGCTCCGCGTCATCCCCTGCCCGAATTTGTCCTCCATTTCAAACGCAATGTCGAGCTGCGCCACCTGATCGATCAGGCACCGCCGCGCGATGTAGCTGTCCTCCTCCCCGAGGTTCGCCGCCCGGATCAGTGCCTCGACCTCCTCACGCCGCATCCCGGCCGTGCAGCTCCCCGCCTGCATCCTGCCCTTTGACATAGTTCCCCCTCCTGTGCATAAAAATGGGAGAGGGCTTTCGCCCTCCCCCGCTGTGCGGTATTTTGTTAATGCCACGGAGCCCTGTACAGGTCCCGCTCTGCATAGCCCTCCGCCCGGTATAGCAGGTCTTTCTGCTCCGCCGTCAGCTGCAGGCTGTTGATGAGTGCAAGGATCTTCGCCTTTTTCGATCCGCTGATCGACTTGCCGTTCGCGTCCTTGTCCGCGCTCAGCTCGGCCTTTTTCCGCCAGTACTGCATCCAGATCTTTGCGCCGATGCCGCCGCTTCTGGCCTCTGTCAGCTTGTCGTAGGTCTCCTCGCTCAGCACGGTACTCAGCGCCTTGTAGAGGCTGGTATCCGTCAGGTTCTGCTTGAGCAGCACGTCCACCTTGTCGTTGGTCGTTAGCTGCCCGTTCTCGCCGGTCCCCTTTGCGCTGGCCAGTTTGTCGCTGACCTTTTTGGCGTCGGTCGCGCTCAGCCCGGCCTCCGTCAGGTTGGTGTAGCGCTCCGCCTCCTGCGCAAACATCTGGTAATACTTGAGGCCGTTCTGGATCGCCTCCCGCTTTTTGCCCTTGATGTTGTGCTGGTCGAGCCAGTATGCAAACTCGGAGGCCTGCTGGCTGCTGCTGAGGCTCTCGTCCTCGTACAGCGTCCGGTACTCCTCGTACACGTCCATCACGTCGTCCCAGCTCATCCCGGCGTCCATCATGTTGGCGAAAGCCTCGTCCTTCGAGGTCGACTTCGCGCCGGTCTCCTTGTCGGTCACGCCGAACACCTCGGCATAGGTGTATGCCTTAACGCTGTCCCGCACGTCAAGCTCCCGGATCGCGGTGCGCTTCTGCCGGTTTTTGTCGTTGGTGGATAGATTCTCGTCCCCGTCCGCCTGCATGAGCTTGTTGTAAAACTGCGTTACGCCGTCCCAGCTCACGCCCTCGTCCATCAGTGCCTCAAACATGGCGTCCGTTGCGTGCTCATACTCGCCGGTCTCCTTGTTCCTCCGGCCGAACTCCTGCCGGAACAGGTAAGCCTTTTGCTCGTCGGTCAGGCCGGAGTTGTTGATGGCGTCCCGGATATCCCGCTGCGCCTGATCGGACGTCAGGGTGTCGTCTGCGTTGATCTTGATAAACTCATGCAGCAGGTTGTAGGTCTCGATCGGGTCCGCCCCGTCCTTGGATAACGTCTGCCACGTCTGCGTGTCCTTGGTCGACAGGCTGGAAAGCCCGGATGCCCAGTAGGCATTTGCCTGCGGCGTCGCGTTTGGCCCGAAGAGGATGTTCTGCAGCGCCGTCCCAACGTTCCGCTCGACCGGATACTGCAGGCGCTCCTTGTCCCCGAAGCCCTTTGTCCGTCCTCCCTCGACGATCGTTTTGATGCCGGAGTACGTCTTGTTGATCTGCCGCCCGCCGGGGATCGCCTGCGTCACAAGCCCAAGCAGTGCCTCTCCGCTCTCCGGCGAGAGCAGCCCGTGCTCCGTTGCCGCGTCCCACAGATCTTTCCCCTTGCCGAACAGGTCCGGCATCATCAAAGTTCTGTCTCCCACGCCGACCATGCCGGAGAGGTTGGAGAGGAACGGGACCTCATTGCTGATGTTATACAGCGTGTCCTCCACAGCGTTGCCCCAGTCAAAGCCCTCCTGCGGCGTCGGAACGTCGTCGAACAGGTCGACGCCGAACATGGCATTGCTCGCCTTGTTGAACATGTATCGGATCCAGTCGTTGGTAGTCAGTCCCTCGCCGGATGCGATGAAATTCATGCTCATGCCGATGATGTCGAACGGGGCCGGAGTCCCTCCGTAAATCTCCTCCGTCACGCGGTTGACCACGAAGGCCGCAAGCACGGTCTTCAGGATCACGCTGCTGAGCACGCGCGCTGCCTTGGCCTTTCCGCTCTCCGCCGCGATCTGCCGGAACTGCCGCGGGAGATCCTGCGACACATGCTCCCAGCTGTTGAGCGCCTCAATCTGGAACATGTTGACCATCTGCATGACTGGTGTCTTGGAATGGAACATCAGCGGTTTGGCGCCCTTGGTACGGTCGCCCATGATGGAGCGTGCGTAGGCGTCTGCCGCCCTCATGGCCTCCTCGTGCGTCTTGCCGTCACGGATCGCGTCGAGGTATGCCGCTCTGGCCGCGATCGTCGACATCGTCGTGTCGACGAATTCGGCCGGCTTGAACATGCCGGACATAAACGAGTCCGCGAAGGTGTTGGAGATATAATCCACGCCCTTTTTGCCCGTGATGAAATCACTGTCCATCTGGAACTGCCGCAGCTTGCCGGTCGAAAACTCCAGCGCCGCCTGCGCGATGGAGCGCTTGCTCCGCTCTCCGAGGATCGTCGGCAGCTGCGCGATCTGGTTGACGGCCGACGAGACGTTGCCCGCGACGTTGGCCCTAGCAAAAGCCTGCGTGAGCTGCGTGCCGAGCTTCAGGATTCCGCGTCCGCCTCTGTGTTCCGCCCCGCGGTCTCCGCCGAACTGCTTCCCTGCCAGCACGTCGCCGTAGTTTTTGAGCCAGACGGCAAGATCGGAATACCGCGTATTGTTTTTCTCTGCGGCGAACAGCTCGGCGATATACTGGTCAAGCTGTTTGTTGATCTCCGCCGTTGTCGGCTCTGCGAAATCATCGACTCGCTTCAGCTCCCGCAAAAAGTCCAGCTTCTCGTCTCGCTGCCCGCTGCGGGAAAGCTCGATCGCCTCCGCCAGTGAATTTTTGAAGTCGTTCTTGCCGCCGAGGCGTGTATAATTTTCCAGCGCGCGGATCTTCTGGATGTCGTCCGTGTGGAAAAGCACGTCGGACAGGTACGTCACATAGCTCTCAAACCCGTGCACGATGTCGTACTCTGTCTGCGTCCCCTCGCGGCTCTGGAAGAACGGCGTCCATCGCTTGTTCGGCCGGAAATCCTCCGTCCTGCCCGCGATCTCTGCCGGGAGCCTCGTTGCGCTGGCGTTAAAGCCCAGCGCCTCGAACGCCTGGTTGAGCAGGTTGACCTTGTCGGCCGTGCTCAGGTGCGGCGCGTAGTAGTCGATCTTGCCGATTGGCTCGTCGCCGTGCGACACGAGAAAGTCTGCAATTGCGTTGTAGTAGTCGTCAAAGAGCTGCCGGTACTGCTTCACGGCCGCCGCACATTTCTTCTCGTCGATCTCGCCCTTGATCCCGTCCTTCTGCGTCAGGAACTGTGCGTACTGCTGCGCCCACTTGCTTTCGGCGGCGTTCAGGTCGAGGTCTGTCGCCACGCGCTGGATCTCCGCCTCTCTTGCCTCCGCGTCCGGGCTTGCCTTCTGCGCGGTCTCCATCTTTGTCAGCTCCGTCACGGCCTTCTGGATCGCGGCCTTGTTCGGCGACTGGTTGATCCGCTGCACGGTCGCCTCGATGTCGAGGGCCATGTGGACGTAGGCACTCTCGGCCTTGTTCAGGCCCTTGACCTTGTCGCCCTCGCCCTGGAACTCGCGCACCGCGTCGAGCTGCCGGTTCATCCAGCGCAGTCTCTCCGCCTCGTTTCTCGTTACCGGGTCGAAGTAGTACCGGTTGATCTCCTCACCGCGCTTGTCGCCGAACATCTTGAGCATCGAGCGCTGCGGCGTCCGGTAGTTGAGTACGAGCAGGGCCTCCTTGTCAAAGCCGCCCGGATCGCTCATCAGCTCCAGTTCGTCCGGCAGCAGCTCCATGGCCTTGTAGAGCAGCGCGTCGCGGATCGCGTACTTGCGCTGCAGCCGCAGGTCCTCACCGAGCATGCGCTTGTCGATGTACAGGTTGGCGAGGTCCGTCACCGTGTCCCACCTTGCCGTGTCCGGGATGTCGGCGTAGGAGTATCGCCCGGCCGCGATGTCGCGCGCGAAGTTCTTTTCGAGCGCCGTCGCGCCCCACCGGCGCTCCGCCTTGGAGATCAGCTTGTCGGTCTGGTATTCCGCCTCGGCCCTCTGCCGCATCTCCTTGGTCGTCCGGTAGTCCGTCACGCCCATGTCGATCTTGACGCCGATCTTGTCGAGCGCCGGTGTCGCGCGGAAGCGGTCCTTTGCCACGCCCTCGGCCGCCACGGTCGTCGCCCTCGCCGGGGCTTCTCCGTTCCGGTATGCCGCTGCGTCCGCGTCCGCTCTGGCCTTCTTGGCTGCGTTCAGGCGGTTCGCCGCCTCCTGCGGGGTGTACATGCCCTGCTTTGCCGCAAAGTCCGTCTCCACGGCGCGCCAGCCGCCGTTCTTTCGTGGCTCCACGCGCCAGCGCTTCCCGGTCACGGCCTCCAGCAGCTCCACGGCCTGCTTGGGCGACAGGTCCGTCGTCTGCGAGTAAAACGGCACATCCTTGCCCCATACAAACCCCTGCGGCATGGCGTTCGTCTGCTGCTGCACCCAGTCCCGGAAATAGCTCTCGCTAAGGACCTGCTCGCCCATGTCGTCCGCATACCCGAGCACATCCTCCGGCTGCGTCTCCTCCCGGTCGCTTGCCAGTTCCTTCCCGCGGATGCCGTTCTCGCGGATGTCCTGCAGCTCCTCCTGCACGGAGAATTTCACACCCGGCAGTTCGTTTGCAACGCGGATCCTGTCTGCGTTGTCCGTGTACCGGATCACGCGCAGCCCCGCGTCCTCTGCCCTCGCCATCAGGTCCGCTGGGGCGCTCGCCGGGGCCAGAAGCGCGACTGCCTCATCAAAGCCAACCACGCGCTGCGGCTTGGTCTCAAAGTACGAGGTAGGGATCTCCTTTGCCTGCTGGAACAGCTCCTGAATTTGCATCGCCGTCGCTCGGTCAATGTCGTATTCTTCCGCCGCCATCCCCTCGCGGATGCTTTGTAGGCTGTCTCCGCCCTGTGCGGTCTTGATCAGCGCCTCTGTAATGAGCTGGCTCTCATCCTGATACCCATACGCTTTGTGCCTTGTCTCCTGCAGGATGCGCTCTACTACGTTGTCAAGGCTTTGCTGGAGCTCCATGACTTTGCCCTCGTAGGCCTCCTGCTCCAGCGTCTGCAGCCGCCCCTCGTCGGCATGGATCTCGCTGATGCTCCGGTACTCCGGAGTTGCCGCCGCCAGCAGACCCCCAGCGTCGTACCACATGATGTTTGCGCCGCGCTCCTCCGCCTGTGCCATAGCCCGGACGAGATTCTCCGCGTTCAGCTCCCAATGGGTCTTCTCAAAGCTCCTGCGATCGCCTCGGCTTGTATAGCGGTCCTCGTTGTTGTAGATCCCGCCCTCGCCGATCACATCCTGCAGCCGTTTTTCTGCCCACGCCGCTACCTTCTGCGTCGGTGCTTTGCGGTCAAGCTCGTCCTGCATTGCCATTTTGTCCGCTTCGCCGCGGTTCTGGCCGCCGTCCTGTACCATCTCCCACGCGTGCCGGATAAAATCCTCTGCTCGCGTGCCGCTGTACATTTTGTTTTCTGCGTACTCGCTGACGCGCTCCGCCTTGCGTTCCGGCTTCCGGTCGAGGATCCTTGCAAAGCGTTCTGCGTATTCCTCACCGATCGCCTGCCGCACGCGCTGCAGTTCCGCCTGTGCCACGCTATTCGCGTCTCCCACGTACATCTGCACGATGATCCGTGCGAGGTTCTGCACGCCTACGTTGTCCGTATACCGCTGCAGCGCCGCATTCCCAATATTGTCGTACTCTCTATCCTTGTAGACAGGACTGATATTCTCGCCTTTATCCGCAAGATAAGCCGCCTTGACCTCCGGATACTGCGCGATCTGCTCCGCGATTTCCCGGCTTGTCTTGGTCGTTTCCTCTTCGATCCCGGCTTTGCCGAGCGTACTGTCTCCACGGAAAATCCCGTCTGCTACCTGCCACGACAGGTCCCGGATGCTGCGCTCGAACGCCCGCTTTGCATCCGCGTCCACGCGGTACTCCACGGTCGCGTTGGACGAGGTCGGCGTCCATGCGTCCGCGCCATATACGCGGTTCCGGCTGTCCGCCTCGGGGTCGATCGTCGACGCTGGGAACACGACGGAATAGTCTCCGTAGTTTGTATGCCCCTGCTCGGCCTGCACGATAGCGATGGACGGCGACGGAAACGCGCCGATCTCCAGCGCCTTCTCCAGCTTCTCCTGTGTCAGGTTGTGCTCCGCGATGAGATTCCCTGCACGCTCCACCGGCTCAGAAAGCGAAAATCTCTGCTTGACATCCGCCTGATTTTGTGATACGCTTTCTCCAGAGAGATCTCCGGAATCGGAAGCGGACTGCGCCATAGGGGTTGCGCGCTTCTCGATCGTGCCGGGGATCTCTTTGATTTTTGTGATGTCGTAGAATACCCTGCCCTTTTCCGAGTTCGCGATGTTGATCAGGCCCTCGAAAAGATGCCCTCCTACCTCAAACTTCGTTGTGTAATAATCAAAGCCAAGTGTCGCTTCCGGATGTTTTTTCAAATCGCGCGCCCAATGAGAAAACTCCGAAACCTCCAGCAAATTGTTCAATTCCGCCGAGGCTCTCATTTTTGCGTTATTTGCGTTCTTCGTAATTAGTCTCTGAGCCGGGTATGCATACTCGCCTGCCGCATCTGGCGGGATCATTGCGAGATCTTCACTCCCCAGCGGCAGCGTCTTTCCGACGAACTCACGCTTAATGACTCGTTTTGCTATCGCCGCATACTGCGACGGCTTTGCCCGGTCGAATTCATTCTGCCCGTCTTCAATGACTGCGATTCTCTCGCCGTTTTCCAGCTCCTGAATGGAGAATTTCCCCTCCGGGCTTCCCCTCGTCTCCTGCGAGGTCTGCGCCGGTTCGGATGCCCGCTCGCTCTGCTGCACTTCTCCCTGCACGGTCTCCGTGAACTGCGTCGCGCCCGCGCGGAACCGGTTCATGCCGGCGTAGGCGTCTGCGAGGACCTCCTCGTAAACGTCCTCCATGCTCTGGTAGGCCCCGCTGTAGCTCTGCACATACTCGCGCGCCACCTGCTCAAATGCTTCCTCGCCGAACGTCTCCCGGACCTTTTGCAGCGCCTGCTGCACGAGGGCCGGGTCTTTGTTTGCCCGGACGTGAAACAGCTCATGCTGCGCCAGCTGCCCGCCGTCGTACTGGATGTCCGTCGCGCTGACGACGGCGCGCTTCGCCGCCGCGTCATACACGCCGTTGATGCGCATCAGCTGATCTCCCCGCTGCATGGCCATCGATCCGCGCACAAAGACGACGTCCACGCCGAGCTCCGCCCCGGCCTGCTTTGCCTCCCGCATCCCGTCGTCATACATGCTCTCCGGTACCACGGCCAGCGTCACGGCATCCGATCCGCCCCGCACGAGCTGCGCAAGGCTGGTGTCGCTCTGCAGGCTGGCGTAACGGTTCAGCCGTTCCGCTCTTGCTGCGTCTTCGGGCCGTAGATTCGCTCGACGATTTGCCGGACCATTTTCTCCTGCTCCGGTGTAAGTGTTCCGCCGCTTTCCTTCTGCCGCTGCTGCTCCTGCTGCCATGCCTCCAGCCTGCTCTCCGGTACCCAGACCTGCATCCCGTTGGCTGCCTCCATCAAAAATCTCCGTTCTGCCATTGTCGATTCCTCCGGTTTCTGCCGCGTTCACGGCGGCGTTGTTCTCCGCTTCCGCGCGGATGGTGTTGACGCCCTGCGCAGCCTCCTGCACGGTCTCCTGCTGTGTCTCGACCTGCGGCGTTCCCTCTCCGTATCTCGCGTTGAGATACGCCTGCAGGTTCGCCGTCGCGCCCTCGTTGATCATGCTCAGTTCGTTGCGGAGGTTCAGGGCCGTCATTGCGTCCATTGTACCATCCTGCACGGCCTTGTCAAGATAGCTTTCGGCCGTCCGGGCCATTTTCGCGATCTCTGCATCCATGCGGCCGGTCATCGCAAAATTCGCTGCGTTCTCCTCTGCACTGTCCCATGCCTGCCGGATCTGCCGCACATTCTCCTCCAGCGTCTCCGCCGAGAAGGTCTTGGAGTCTACGCCTTCGATGCTCCCTCTCGCATCCGCGATCACGCGTTCGGCATCCGTCCCCCGGTATGCCTTCCCCTCTCCGGTCTTGGCCCAATATGCCTCGGCATCCACGAGATTCCGATACACCGTGTTGTACTCGTTCACGGCCTGCGCCCAGCTCTTTTTGGCTGTGCTGCGCTGCACATGATCCCAGCCGTTGGCAAGCATCAGATCCTCGTCGCCCGCCAAAAACTCGACGGCGTACTTTTCCATCTGGAGGTTCAGCTCGCCGCGGTCGCTCTGCGCCGCCGCGTCGAACATCGTGATGCGCTTGGCGTTGCCCTCGTGGTCGTTTTTTGCCAGCACCTCGGCCGTGTCCGGTCCGATGCTCAGGATCATCGCCAGCGCAAAGCCGGAGATAAACTCATCCCGCAGCTCGTCCCAGCTCAGGTCTGCCTCGCCGGTCAGTGCATAGTCCAGCGCGGCCGAACCGATCGCAGAGGCCACCTCTTCGAGGCCCTCGCCGATGCGATCGAATGCCGCGGATGAAACGATCTTTCGGATCGTCTCGTTGTTGGTCATCTTGTAGACAAGCTCCGTCACCTTTCCGGTGTCCCCGGCGTCGATCAGCGGGTTTCCGCCGAAAAGCATGTTTGTCCCGTATTCCAGCAGACCGCCCGCGGCGAAGCGGATAAACTGCTCGCCTCTCGCATCCCCGTTGCTCTCTGCCTCGCCGTAGGAGTTGATCGCCGCAAAGCTGCTCGTCACGATGTTGCTGCCCTGCTTGGCCATCTGCGCAAACTTCTCAGCCTTCGTCGCGGCGTTCGTCACAAGCGGTGATACCTGTCGGCTGCCCCCCGCAAAATTAGCCATCGTCCCCGTCGCCGCTCCGGCAATTGTGGAGGCGGCCGCCATTTCCAGCGCGGCCGTTGTCAGGCCGGAGATCTGCTCTGCCGCCCATCGCTCAAATTTGCCGCCGTTCTGCAGCAGGTCGGACGTCTCGCGTCCGCGCACCCAATCCTGATATTTGGCCTCCTGCCATTCCGGGTTCTGGTAGTTGATGTTTTTCTCGCCGCCCTCGGCGAAGTAATCGCCCAGATCGTTTTCAAACGCGCCGAAGCCATTGAGCAGGCTGCCCAGCGCCTTCCCGGCGTAGCCCCCTCCGTGGACGAGCAGCTGCTCCAGTCCGGCCGGGTACTTCTGGAAAAGGTTGTCGCGCGCCCGCTCCGAGCCGCTTGCCACCTGGTCGAGGAAGGAACCCGCCGACATCTCGGGGTAACTGTTGAGCGCATCCTCCGCACCCTTCTCGTTCGCGCGCAGGCCGTTCGCCTCGCGCTGCTGGCGATAGGTCTCCAGCTGGCCGACCACGTCGCTCGTCCCGTAGCCGCTGACGGCCCGTGTCGCCGGAGCGTTTTTGGCGTAGCGGTCGAGGGCCTGCATGTACCGGTCGTACTGCTCCTGCGTCATGGCCACGTTTGCCAGATACCCAAAGATCGCGGCGTCCGTCGCCGCGCCCTGCGACTGGCTTGTCACGTCCGCCTGCGGGTCTACATGCTTGCCCGCTGCATCGAGCAGCTGGTCGACGCTCTTGTACTGGATGTTTTCGCGCGTCGTGCTCTGGTTGTAGCGCAGCTCATAGCCAAAGGTGTTTCGATCCTCCGGGATGCCTCCCGCTGCGGCAAGCATGGCATCCTGCTGCGCCTTTCCCGCTGCGGTGTAGTTTTCGTCACCCATCACCGGCCCGCGCAGCGCATCCGTCCACTTCTGCTCGCGCTGGCCGAAGCTCCGGCCCTTGACCCCGCTGCGGTATGCGTCGTAGGCATCATATACCTCGCTCACGAGCTTGTTGTACTCGTCGGCGCTCATGCTCTGGCTGTATGCCAGATAATACAGGCGGCTGGCCACGTCGTCCCACTTTTCCTTCGCGGCTGCGGCGTCCGTTCCGCTTTCCCCGGCAGTCCGCAGCTCCTGCAGCTCCTGCCGGATGGTCTGGCCGTGCTGCTCCGCCGTCTGGTTCTGGTTCAGGCTGTCGGTAAACAGCTTTTCAAGCGATTCCCCGCGGACTCTCGTCAGCCTCTGGCGGTACGGCCCTGTCTTGTCCATCTGCAAAGCGTTCTCCGCCTGCTGCTGCAGCTGGCTCCCGCCCCGCACCGGCACGCGTGCCTGATACCCCTGACGGATCCCGGCGTCCACGCCCAGCCCCTGCCATTCGTTCGCCTTTCGCAGCTCGCCCCACATGCCGGTCGCAGCCTTGTACAGCGACCCCACATTTCGCACAGCGTACTTCCCCTGCTCCGCGATCTGCTGCACTTTGGACTCTTTGCGCGCCGCGAGCCATTCGGCCATTGCGTCGCGCCCCTCCTCCTGCCGCACCGGCGTAGAGGACTTTTCCGTTTTCCCCGTCTTTACCCCGGTCAGCGCCGTCGTCGTTTTCCTGGCCTGCTCCAGAATCTGGTCTACCTTGATCTGCGCCTGACGCACGGCCCCGTGTCCCGGGGTCGCGCGCTGTGCAGCTTTCTCTGCATTCCGTTTCGCCAGCCATTCGGCCATTGCGTCCCTCGGCATAGGCTCCTCCTTAGTTCACGCCCCAAAGCGAGGCGAGATAGTTTTTCTCCGCCAGCGTCAGATGCCCGGCGTTATAGTCCTGCGTGATCTTGTTAAAGATCGATTCCATCGCCGCGTACTGATCCTCTGCGCTGCGCGGATATCTCGACGAGCTTACGATGTCCCGGTAATACTGCTGCCCCAGCGCGCTGAGCTGGCTGCTGTCTGCAATCGTCGGCGTATTCCCGTCTGTGCCTCCCGTTGTCCCGCCCCCGCTTCCCGATCCGCTCCCGCCCCCGCTTCCGGAGCTGTACGAGCCTCCGCCGGATCTTCCGCCGGAGCCGCCGCTGTACCCGCCGCTCTGCGCCTGCACGCCCGCGAGGATGCGCTTCGCGTCCTCGCCGCTGATCCCGGCCTGTGCCAGCATCTCCGCGCTCGGCATCTGGCCCAGCTGCAGCATCGTCATGGCGAGGTTATAGGCGTTCTGGCGCTGCTGCTCGTTCTGGCTGTACTTGTCCAGCTCCTGCTGGTAGCGCCACTGCTCCCGCTGCCAGTCGGCGTCCTGCTGCGCCCGCATCTTCTGCCAGTTTTGGTAGCTCTGGTCCGTCGTCGGCGTCCCCACGCCCACGCCAAGCACGCTGGATACCTGATCGTCCGCATATCCGAGCTGCTGCCAGCGGTTGAGCGCCTCGTTGATGCGCAGGCTGTAGTCGCTCTGCGCGGCGCTGCCCGCGTTCATCAGGGCCGAGAGGTAGTTGTACTGATCCTGCCGGGCCGTCTGCTTTTCGTTGTACCAGCGGTTGTATGCCTGCTGCTCCAGCTCCGGGACCTTGTCGGCCAGCTGCGCCTTGTAGTTGTCGGCCGCCTGACTTGCCGCCGCAATGGCCTGCGTGGAGGCAAGGCCGCCCGTCTGCTTGGCGTAGGCTCCCAGCGTGTCGCGCATCGTCCGGTCGCCCTCGCGCAGGTAGGTCTTGCGGTACTCCTGCATGGCCGTGTCGTTTTCGGGGTCCCACTTGTAGGCCCCGCCGCTGTTCTCCTGCAGGCGCTTGATCGCGGCGTCCAGCTCCTCCTGATAGGGGTTCTTCCATCCGGTGTTTGCTCCGGCCCCCTGCAGGTAGTTGGCGTACTGGTTGGTCTTCGCCCACTGGTTCAAGCCCTCGCCCGCGATCTTTTCATTGCGCATCTGCTCATAGATCGCTGCCTGTGCGTAGTTGCCCTTCGCGGCCGCGTCGTCCATCAGCTTTTTGTAGTCCGTGTCCTTGTTGTATCCGTACTGCATGGCCCCTCCTTACTGCATGCCCTGCGGCATGCCCATCTGCTGCTGCATGGCCTGCTTCGACTGCATGGGCATCGCCTGCGCCTGCTGCTGTGCAGCCTGCTCCTCCAGCAGCTTCTTGATCGTCCCCGCGCCGGGGTAATTCTGCATTTCCATTTGAGACCAGTATCGGATCAGCGTCTGCGGCTCGCTCGTGTTGCCGTAAGCGCCGCTCTGCAGGTGCTGCGTGATCTCCTGCCACATGGCCTCGCGGTTCGCGGCAAGCCCGGATGCGTTGTCGCACGAAAAACGGAACTGATCGTTCCAGTACAGCTCCCCCGCCTCGTCGCACTCCAGAAACGCCCACGAGTTCCATTCCGTGTCCATCTCATTTTTCCCGTGCATCTTGCGCCGCTCCTCGCAGTAGGCGAGCTTGTTGCGGAAAAGCCGCTCGAAGATCTCGGCCCACGCGGCCTTCTTCATGATTTTCTTGCTTTCGATTCGGCCGGCTGCCTGCGCGGCGGAGAACTCCTTGGCCTTGCCGGACGTCGCCGTCGTGTCCGTGCGGCCCTGGAACGAGTCCGTGATGCCAAGGATCCGGCGGCTCTCCTCGTAGACGTGATTGAGGTACGCATACGGCCACTCGAGGTCGCCGGTAAAATCAAACTGCTTTACCTGCGCCAGATCGGACTGCGGCATGTACCACAGCTCCTGATCCTGCCCGTCCATGCGCAGGCCGGGATTGTCCGGCATCGCGATCTTCGTGCCCCACTTGCTGATGCGCGTGATCATCTTCCGGCTCAGGTGATTCACCGTGTTCTGCTGATCTTTGATCTTGTCGCAGTCGCTCTCGCCCAGGAACGTTCCCCATGCGGTCACATTCCGCTGCAGCACGACAGGGTAGATGTTCGGGCGATAGTACGGCACCCAGTATTCCGTGTCTGCCTGCGTCTTCGTGTTGTACGGAGGCAGCGTCTCAGGCCCCAGAATCGTCTCTGCGCCGTTTTCTGCATCCGGTATCAAACTACCCGCTGCATTTACGGCTGTCTCGTCCGGCGTAAACTCCGGCTCTGCCGCAGCCGGTTCCGGTGCAGCCATTCCCTGCAGGCGGTTCAGAACGTCCTCGCGGACGCCCTTTTCCCGCAGGTCGGCGATGGTCATCCAGCGTCCTTCCTCGTCCGTCTCCTCCCAGCTGCGCGCGCCGCAGTAGGCGCAGGCGTCCTTTCTCCGCCGCTCCGGCGGCAGCCCCTGCGGATACTCACCGTTTACGGTCGGGCCGACCATCTTCCAGTTTGCCGAGTCCGCCTCTGTCTGTCCGCACTTTTTGCAGCGGCGCAGGCGGCGGCTCTGGCAGTCCTCCAGCTCCTCGCAGACCGTGTCGCCCACCCAGACGATGCGTCCGACGCCGCCGTGCTCGTTGCGGTAGTAGGCTGTCTCCAGCGTGACGAGGTCCTCGGCCGTGCTGGCCTCCTCGCCGCGCAGGCTGGCGTCCTCCTCCGTCTCGTCCGAGACGTCCACGCCGTACCGGCGCTTGACGTAGCCCTTGGTCTGCGGCATGCGGATAAACATGTAGTCCATGTCCTCCGGCTCCTCTACGCCGTCCTGCGGGATGTAGCGCTTGGGATGCAGCACCGTGATGCTGTTCTCGCCGACGGTCGTGTGCGTCCGCTGCGCGCTGTCCCACTCCACGAGATACAGCACGCCGCCCTGCACCTTGCAGGTGCGCTCTGCGCGGTCGTTGATGCGCTCCGCCGGCAGCCGGTCGAGCTCGTCCAGGAGCATGGCCTCGATCATCTTGCCGAGCAGGTTGTCCTGCTGGCGGCTCGGCGTTACCTTCCCGGTCGGCATACTGTTGTCGATCTCCGATTCGATGTTCTCCGACGTGATGTTCCAAACGTGCGGCGTTTCCGTCGGCTCGTCGATCCCGTTTTCTACCAGCGGCCGCAGCGCGTGGCCGCCCTTGTACTGCAGCTCGCGCGCGTCCATCTTGTCAAGCTCCCCGGCGTAGGCCTGCAGGTTGCGGTCCAGCTTGTCCTGCCACTTGTGCAGGACCTTTTTTGCGTTGTCCATGTGTCCTCCTTAATGCAGCGCGCTTCCGGCGTAGTATTCAATGGCGAGGCTGTGCAGCGCCCACTCTCCCGTCGCCTCGATGCGGATACGGAAATGGTCGCACCGGTGCGGCACGACCGGCAGGTAATAGCTCCGCTTGCCCGCTGCGGTCAGCGTCGCCACGCTTTTCCACGTCCCGCTGCTGTCGTACTGGATCTTGACGGTCACGCTCGTGCTCGTCAGACTCAGCCGCAGCAGCAGCTTGCTCACGGCTTTCCGGTTTGGCGACTCCATCGTAAAGTCCGCAAACTCAACAAAGCTCTCCACGGCCGCCTTGTTTTCTGCCCACGGGCCTCCCGGCCCCTTGAGCGTCGTCAGCTCCTTGCCGGTCGTCATTGCGATGATGGACGGCAGCAGCGTCTCCGCGCCCTCCGTCAGCGCCATGCTGTCGATGTTAGGGCTGTCCTCCACGGTCCAGATGCCGCGCAGCCCATCGTAATGATAGATCCTCGGCCCGTCCTGATTGGGCGTGAGCTGGATGTAATAGTCCGTTCCGTCGCTCTGCGCGAGGCCTCCGCTGTACTCACCCGGCCCAAAGACCTGCTGCAGGTCCTGCGGGTAATCCCCGTCGTAGGCCATCATGCCCTGCGGAGAGTAGTAAAACAGCAGTCCGCCCGCTGCGCCGAGGCTGTTCTGCATGCCGTGCGCTACGCCCGGCGCGAGGATCTCGCTCGTCTGGAATGTCGTGGCGCCCGCGCCGTAGATCCGCAGGATGTATCCCTCTCGGAAAAACGTGGGGTAATGCCAGCCGATCCCACCCGTGATCTCGCCGCGGGTCTGCAGCTCCACGTACCAGCTGTCCGTGCTCAGCCCGTCAAAGACGTAAAAGTTCGTCGGGTCTCCGAGTGCGCTGGCAAAGATCTCCTTCTTGTCCGCGCCCCACAGGCGGTTTTCGAACTCAAAGCACACGTCCATGTCCGGCACGCTGCGCCGCAGCGTGATCGTCCCCGTCTCGCTGTACGAGGTCTGCTTCTCGCCGCTGGCGCTTAGCGGGATCTTAAAGCAATAATCGGAAAAGGCAATGCTCTTTGAACCGATCTCGCGGATGATCGCGATCTTGTTGTTGTCCGGCTCCGTGGTCAGGCCGTCGATCTCCACGGCGTCTCCGGCCTGAAATCCTGCCTTTGCAAGATCGGCCGATGCCGGGAGATTGATCGTCAGCGTATTGGCCGTGGCGGCGGCTCCGTAGATCGTCCCGTCCGAGATCGTGATCTCGGTCGCCGTCAGCTCCGCCTCCATGCTCACGACCCACGCGCCCATGCTGTCGTCCCACTCGTCGCCGGTCCAAACGAAGAGCCACCATTTCGGGTCCTGCGGATCGTTATTGGTGTTGATGACGTATGCCGTTCCCTTTTCGGCGCTCGTCGGCAGGGCTTCCGGATTGGCCGCCGTCCCTGCAACGGTGTATTTTGCCTGCACCAGCTTTTTCGCGGGCATCAGCACGATGCGGTCCCCAAAGCGCACGAATTTCGTCTCTCCCGCCCCGATGTATGCGACCTTGAGGTTGAGCAGCGCCCGCTTGTACCACAGCCAGCCGTCCGCATCGACGTACCACATCGCATGGTTGTCAAAAAACATCTCCGTTGCGTCGACCAGCTCCCCGCCGTTCCGCCGCTTATCTCGAGAGCGCAGCAGGGGATAGTCCCGCGCGCTCATATTTTCCATGTCATAGATCTCGCCGTCCCCGGCGTTCGGGTGGTGCCGCAGACCGCCGAACTGCACCTGCTGCGACCGCGTGATCCCGGAGCTATAGGCCATGCCCGGCAGTCTACCCATTCTGTCTCCCCCGTTCCAGCCGCTTTTTCGCGGCCTGCATCTTTTGCTCCGCCATGGCTGCCCGGTCGCCGGTGATCGCGTCCATTTCGTTTTCGACCTGCCAAAATAGATGTTCGAGGCCCGCCATCAGTTTGCGGTGCCAGCGGTTGAGCGCGGCCGTGTCAGCCGCGGCGTTGCCGGTCAGCTCCGGCGGCTCTCCCGCCAGCTGTCGGATATTTTGCAGCATATTTCCCTCCTATCTCAGAATGGGTTGCCCCATTTGCCGATCAGATAGGCCCGCTCCGTGGCGTCGGCCGATCTGTAGTCCTCCCATTGATCCTTGTCCCATTTGACGCGCTTGTGCCTCGTCTCTACGGTCGCCCGCTGCTGCTGGCGCACATAGTAGGTGATCGCCAGCGCCATCACGCAGTCGTCGTGCGCGCCCTCGACCGCCTCCGGCCGTCCCTTGCTGTTGCGGGCAAAGGTCAGCATCTCGTTGAGGCAATCCTCATCGTCGATCAGCTCCGGATGCTCACGCATGATTCCCTGCAGCTCCGCGATGATGACCGGCCGCGTCAGACGGTCCGTCTTAAAGCCGAGCGCCTCGCGCACCACATGCGTCAGGCTGTCCTCGACCTGCCGCACGAACTGCCGCGGATACCGCAGCCGGGAAAGCTCCTTGATCGGATGCGTCGAAAAGTTGGCCTCGATGCCAACGAGGGCCTGATTGTACCACATGCCGAGGCACCATACTTCACGGGCAAACAGATCCTCGTCGGTCCTCGTGCGGTACTTTGCCACGAGCCGCCCCGTGCTGTTATCGATGACGCAGGCGACAAACCAGTCCGAGCCTTCTCCCGCCGTGTCTGCGCCGATGACGTAGGGATGCCCTGCCTGCGGCTCCTCCCAGACGAGCGTCTCGCCGTCTTCCGCGTCCGTAAACGCTGCGTCTGTGATCGCGGTCTCGTCGTAGCGGTAGGCAAATCTCCCGCGCCGGATCGGCTTTTTGCAGTGCAGCAGCCGATCCATCAGGATGGCGCGCCAGAAGATCGTCTGGCTCAGCACGCCCCACTGCCCGAGGCAGTAGACCTGATAGTAATAGGGATCTGTCTCGCGGAATGCCTCCAGCGTAAGGCGGTCCTCCTCCGGCAGAAAGCGATTGTCCTTGTACGTCGTCCGGCTCGTCACCACGCGGGCGTCCTTGCGATCGAAAAACCGCTTTTTGAGCCAATGCGTGATGGAGATCGGGTTAAACGAGATGATGATCTGCTTGTAATACTTTCTCTCGCCGCGGAGGCGGATGTCCAGCTGATTAAAGTCTCCCTCCAGCAGCTCGCTCGCCTCCTCGATCCAGATGCCCGAGATATCGTGGATGGACTTGAGCTTTTCCACGTCGTCCAGTCCGGCAAACAAAATTTCGCTGCCGTTGGTAAACGTGATGTACATGTCGCCGCTCTTGCCTCGCGGGATCATTCTGATCGCTGGGCCGTAGTACTGCATGGCCTGCGCCTTGAGCTGGTCAAAGCAGCTCTCGCGCAGCGTCTTGGCGACCTTGCGGACCACGAGCATTCTGTGCCCCGGCTCCGTCGCGCAGCGCTCCAGCACCTTGCGGCCTGCAAAAATCGACTTGCCGCTGCCGCCGCCGCCCATCAGGATCAGGTGCCGGTGATGGTCAAAAAATAGGGGCAGGAAAACGGCGTTGTTGGTCTCGCACAGCTGCTTGTACCACAGCGCAGCCTGCAGCGCCTTGTCGTCCATTTCCCTGCCCCCTTTTTACTTACTCATGCTCCCTCAGGTGAGCGAGCTGCCAAAGCTCACGCCCGCGGCCGCGAAGGCGCGGTAATCGTAGAAGCCGCCCGTGAATCGGGCGTTGCCCTTCCATACGTTCGCGTCGTTCTCGGCAATCTCGCTGCGCACGGTCAGCGGCTTGCGGTCGACATCCACGGCGCCGTAGTAGCGCTTGTTGTACGCCAGATCGGCGAGGATCCACGGGTAGCCGCTCGTCCCCATGTAGGCGTTGAGGTACGGCGCGATGATCACGTTCCAGTTGCCGAACTGGTAATTGAACTTGTTGCTCGCGGCCGTGCCGGTGTCGTGGAACGCACCCAGCACGCCGAAGACGTCGGCCTTTGCCTTGGCGTCGTTCGGGATGATGATGGTGTTCGGCTCAAGGCCCGCTGGCTCGCCGCTGTCGGTTTTGAGATTCTGCATGGCGGTCGCCACGAGGCCGAGGTTCGCCTCGGAGAACGCGTTGGAGAATGCGTTGCTCTGCGTCTTGCCGGTGCGCTTGATCTTGTGGGACTGCGAAAACAGCTTCACGTCGTCCTTGGTCTTCGTCGAGAAGGTCTCGACGCCGAGCTTCATCGTGTCGTTGTTCTGCAGCGCCGTACCGAGCAGACCCCAGAAGAACTTGGATCGTGCTCGCCAGTAGTCGTCCAGGAACTGGATCGGCTGGCCCTTGAGCACGCTGTCGAGCTTGTCCTCCATCATCTCCATGGAGATCGAGAAACTGCCCTTCCACGTCACCGGCCGGAAGGTCTTAAAATAGCCCTCCTCGATGCCGCCCTGCGGATACGCGCCGTTCTCGCCGACCGGCTCAAAGCTGTTGCTGCCGGTCAATCCGCCGAGCGTGGTGCTCGCCGTCGTGATCGGCATGTTGACAAAGAGATCCTGCAGTGCGTTGCCCTCCTTCTGCATCCACGCCTCATACTCTCTCTCCAAGAGCATGCGCAGCGGAGACTGCAGCTCGCCAAAGAGCGAGTTGGTCACGTTGCTGGATTCCGAAACGATAATTCCTGCCAAATATTTCCCCTCCTGTCTGTTAGCCCGTGCTCGTCACCGTGCCCGGGCGAATAAATCTGCCGCGGACCGTGTCGCCGATCGCCGTGCCCTTGTAGCTCACGACCTCAAAGACGCCGTTTGTCGTGGTCGCCGTGGCCTTGGAGCCGGTCGTGTCGATCGTCACCATCTGGCCGACGGCCGCGCCGGTGTTGGCCGCGCTCCACTCCGTCTCATAGATCGTCTCCTCGTGCACGCGGATGCAGGGGATCACGTCCCCGGCAGCCACCGTGCCGCCGTACATGCTGATATAGTCCGGTCTCGTTGCGCCGGTGCACTTTGCAAGCTTGCCGCTCGTGAGCGTCAGCGCCATGCCGACGGTGCATGCCCCGATGGCGGATGCCTCGAGGTATTCCCACGGCTCAGGCTGACCGTCGCGGTAGCTCTGCGGTAAAAATGCCATTTGTCCTCCTTCCGGCCGTTATCCGGCCTTGTGTGTCTTGTTGTAATGTGCGGAGATCTCCGCATCCGTCGCATTGGGGTTGAGTGCCTTATAAAAGGCCTTGACCCCTGCCGGGACGGGTGCCGGGGTGTCTCCGGTCGTCTGCCGTGTCCGCTGCTGATGCTGCAGCCCGGCCGCAGCGTTTCGCGCTGCCTGTTCTCCTGCTGCGCGCTGGCCGCGCTGCAGGGCATCAAAGTTGGCCAGCCGGTATGCGTCGACGTAGTTATTGCCTCGGCGTACCGCATCGGCAAATTTGGAGCCGGTCTCCATCGCCATGATGTCGTCCAGCGACTTGATGGCGGGATTCATCCGGCGGATCTCCGCCAGCTCCGTCTCGCGGCGCTGCGAAAACTCCTGCGCTCCGGCTCTCTGCTCGGCTGCCTCGGCGCGCTGCTGCGCCTCCTTGGCTCCGCTGAGGATCTGCTGGATCTCCGGCGACTGCATCAGGGCCTGCTGCAGCCCCTCCGGTGTCAGCCGTCCTGCCTTGAGGTCGTTTGCCAGCTTGGCGTTGGCCGTGGCGGCCTGGAATGCTCTCCAGTCCTCCATGTTTTCCACGGTCTTGCCCGTAAACGGGTCCTTGATCCCGGCCTTGCCAAAGACCTCTTTCTCCCACTTTTCCCGCTCGGACGCCAGTGCGGCGTCGATCGCCTCCCTCTGCTCCCGCTCTCTGCGGGCCGCAGCCTGCTGGCGGCGGGTCTCCTTGTCCTGCGGCTGCTGCGCCTCCCCCTGCGGAGCGTCCTCCGCGTCCGGCTGCGTCTCTGCCGCGTGATCTTCCGCTTCTTCGGTTTCTGCAGGTTCGGCGATCTCCTGCCCGTTTTCGCCTGCCGGAGTCTCGTCAGCGTCAGGGGCGGCGGCTCCCTGCTCGTTTGCGCCTTCTTCGGGCTGCGGCAGCCCAAACTTCTGATACCAGTCCATGTTGTCCCTTTCTGCCCCTCAGGGCGTCACTTGTTGCTGCCCGCGTTGCCGCTGAGCTTCTTGCCTGCCGTCATGCGCAGGTCCGTGCCGGTGTGGATCCGGCTCTGATCCGCCGTCGGCTTTTTGCCAAAAGGCGCCTTGACGTACTGCTGTCCGCCGTGGCCGATCTTGCCCGCGTAGCCGTCTCTGCTGTCTGCCATGCTGTCCCCTCCTCTCACCGGTTTTGGCCATTTTACCTTAAAAGCCGTGTTAGTTACCGTCAACTTGTCATGCCGCTTAAATATGCAAAAAGAGCGCCCTGCGATCCTCCGCAGGGCGCTCTCTTTCCGGCCTTATTCGGTTTTTTCTTCCGGCAGGCCCGCCACGCTGGTCAGCAGGCTGAGCACGCCCGCCAGCGCAGAAGCGCTGGCCACAACGGCCCAGTTGACCTCGCCGATCACGGCGCTCGTGCCGATCGTCGCCACGGCCGTCTGCGCCACCGTCTTTACGGCGCGGATCGCGGCCGCCTTGAGCCACTTTTTCCAGTTCCTCATGGTTTTCCCCTCCTCATTTGATGCCCATCCTTGCCAGCAGCCACGCGACGACCGCGCCGACTGCCACGAGGATGATCTTTTCCACGACCTTTTCCCAGCGCTTTCCGGGCGCTGCCTGCAGCATCTCGATGCTCTTGCGCACCGCCTTGATGTCCTCTCCGCTCTTGGCCACGTCCCTCCGGATCGTCTGCTGCTCCTGCGCCATCACGGCCACGCTCGTGGCCAGCTGGTTTAATGCCCGCTGGTCCCGTTCGAGGCCCTCGATGCGGCGCTCGTTGCTCCGGCTGCGGTCCTCCGTCTCCTTGAGCTTGACTGCGATCTCCTCCTGCGTCACCGCCTCACCGCCTCTCCAGATACTCGAGCTTTGCGTACCCCGTCACGCCCGCTGCGTCTACAATGTACAGCCACTCTCCCGTGTGGTATCCGTAGCAGCTGCACTTGCTGCCGTCCGGCATCACGCGGATGCTGGTGTACTGCGTGCCCGGTCCCTTGCGCAGGTTGAGCCCGCCGTTTGCCCGGACGGCGTAGCTTCGCCGGTATCCGGCCGTGTACTGCTTGGGCGGCTGCACCTTGTTGTCCGGCACGACCGTCGCGCCGCCGGAATACACCGCCTTACCGCCGGGACCGTATACGCTGTAGCCCGTCGGGCAGGCCGCAATGGCGTTGCTGAGATCGCTGTACGCCCCGATCTGGCTGGCTGCGTCGCCCCAGCTCTTGCGGATGCGGTATAGCTCCTTCGGCGTCGGCTCCGGCGCGGGCTGCGGCTTGCCCGCCAGCAGCTCCGCCACGCGCCGCCGCAGCATCCCCATCGTGTAGCCGTGCCGCGGCCACCAGTTGTCCGGGTCGTTGTGGTCGCTGCCGTATCCGCGCTTCCCCGCCTCGTTGTGGCTCACGATCTCCGTGATCGTGGGATAGGCCCGCATCAGGTGCGCGCACAGTTCGGCCGCAAGCTCAAACGTTTCGCGGCAATAGGCCGCGTCGCGTTTGTCGTCCTCGCAAATTTCAAACTGGATCGCGCAGTCGTTGTAACTGCCCTTGCGCCCGGAGCCGACGCCCCAGCACCGCATCTTCCACGGCAGCGTCTGACATACTGCGAGGCTGCCGTCGGCCAGCTTGCCGAGAAAGGCGTGCACGCAGACGTACAGGCCTCCCCGGTTCCAGTCGTTCCCATACCGGTTTTCGCCGAGGACGGCTTTCGTTTCGGCTGCCGTCAGCTTGCGCTCCTGCGGCTGATACTGCATCAGCCCGGCCGTCTGCCCCGGCGCGGGCTGCACGTACCGGCTGATGCTCGTGTTGTTTGCCGCCGTGCTGTGCACCACGATCTTAGTCGGCGTCATCATCCTCCCGCGCTTGTAGCACTCGTTGGCCACCAACAGGCACTGATACTGCTGCATCTTGTCCTCCTCCCGGCGCTAAAGCGCCTCAAAATAGTACTCGTCCGTCAGGCTCAACGCCTGCCCGGACCGGATGCGATATACCGCCGTATCCCGTCGGTGTATCGCATTCCCTCCTCGATGTGCATGCCCGGTACAAAGTAGATCATAATCATTCCTCCAGCGTCGTCGAGCAAGTGACCTGCAGCACCGATGTGTCCAGCACGTCTCCGCTTGTGATTACCGCGGTCGAGATCAGCACCGACAACTGCACCGCGTCGTACTGCTGATATTGGGCATACTTGCTCATATCCATGGTCCATTGCTTCATTGTTGCGTCGGTCTGCAGCGCGATATTGTCCGTGTACTTGACTGCGCCGATCACGCCGGATTTCAAAAATGCGATTTTGTACAGGGTCGGGTCTGCCGCGGTCACCGCGCCGCCGTAACCGCTCATATGTGCTCCGTTGACCTTGATATAGCGGTACTTTGCCATATTGATCGGCACAACTGCCGTAAGATAGTAGCCATTCCCGTCCACGATGCTGGTCCCGCTATACTTTTTATTCAGCGTGACGCCGTTGGGGCTGTACAGCTCGATGTCCGCGTAGACCGTCGCCGCAGCCACAGCAGTAATTACCACGTCCCCGGTCACGTTGGGGATGCTGATCACGCCGTCCGCATAGCAGCTGGAGATATCGGCCTCGCCCATGGTAATGGTCACGGTCTGGATAGTGTAGTCCGCGTCGGCTGTCAGTGTTGCCGTGTACGACCCCTGATCCTCTACCGTTGTTGCTGCGTTGCTGCTGCTCACATGCGTAAGGTTGAGCGTCACAGTGTGCGTCCCGCCCGTCAGCGTCTCAGGCGTCCCGGAGCTCATTGCCGCACGATAGGCATTGACCTTGCTGATCGGCACGCCGCAGGCCGTCACAAAACTCACCGCCTTGTCGCGGAATGAGCTGCCTGTGTACTGGTTGATCGCCGTGATCAGATTTTTCCAGTCCGTTTCGTTTCGCCGCCTGGCGTGGGCGTCCGTGTCCGTACCGGTCGAAAAGCACGTCAGCTCGTAGTCCTTGTCGATGTCGCTCCGGCTCATGCCCAGCAGCGCCTCGAGCAGACAGGCAACAGTGCCCGTGCGGTCAGCCCCGGCGGAGCAGTGGAAGTATACCGGCTCGTTGTGCGTGACCGCCTTGATCACATACAGCAGGATCTCCTTCCAGGTGGTCTTATCAGTCAAGCTGTACCACACGAAGTTCGTCGGGCAGTAAAACCAGACGTCGCTGCCCAGCGGGGACGTCGTACGGTTGGCCTCTTCCGCGCCGCGCAGATTCAGTTCATGGCGAACGCCGCACGCACCGACAAGCACGTCTCTATCGGCAGTTGTAATCTCGCCGCCGCGAAAGAGCAAGCCATATCTGACCGTGCCGCCGTCGCAAGCCCAGCCGCCAAGATCGCGTACGTTGGCCGCCTGCGGCGTGTTAAGCCAGCGCAGCGCGTCCAGTGGCTTGAGAGTTCCAGCAGCGCCTGTTCCGACAAACGGCGTCAGAACATTTGGTACTTCGTTATAATACGTCGCTCCACCCGCCTCCCGCCCGATGGGCTTATAGTTGCTGACGACCGCTATCGCAGGAGCATAGTTTGCAATCTGTGACGTGCTGTAATCGCTCGGATCATAGCTCACGTTTGCCAGATAGTTCCGCACCGGCTCCGGACACTGATGCCACTCGATAGCCTCCGCGCTCGTCGCCTCCACCTCCACTACCTTGCCCCCATACGTCGCAAGCTTTCCATCCTTTACCAGTACCTTAGTCGCCATCGCTTACCACCTCAACGTAGAGTCCCACCAGCTCGCTCAGCCCGCTCGCATCAATATCCTTGAGTTTTGTGATGCCCATATGCCCTCCTATCCGCCTGTGACCATGTACACGCCACGGTAGTCACTCGTCGAGAGTCCGTATACCGCGAGTCCATCGCTGACCCACGATACCTGATTGAGCGGGTTTACTATCCCGTTTGTGATCACAAGCATATCGTTAACTGCGATCCCAGCATCCTGGATCGTCACCGTGCCGGTATACAGCTCCGTGCTTTCGCCGGAACCGAAGCACATCCACACCATGCCGTTTTCCGGCAGCTCCGCCGCGGGGATGCCGATGTACCCGCCCACGGCGCTCATCGCCTTGAGTGCTCCGCCGGAGCCGGAGGCCCCGCCCGCCGGAATGTTTACCGTCAGAGCCGCAGAGCCATCGTAAGTCCCCGTCGCCGCGCCCGTAAACGTAAGTGCATTTGGATTTTTCAGCGCGGTTGGAAAGTCGGAAAGCGCAAATTCCGTCCCGTCGGCAGCCACCAGCGCAGCAATTGCCTTCTTGTCGGCATCCGTCAGCTGATACCCGTTTGCGATATCCTCCGCGAGCTTTTTTACCCACTCAGAAGTGGGGAGAGATCCTGCCAAATCGGTGTCGGACTCCTGCCCGGTGTACGTATCCATCAGCTTTTTTACCACCCACGCCTCGTCTCCGGCGTAGACTGGGATAGACCCGGCTGCTGCATCCTGCATCGCCGCGTTAAAGTTGCCCAGCACCGGCGGCAGCTCCGCGCTGCCCCCGGACGGTCCCTGCGGTCCCTGCGGTCCGGTGTCGCCCTTATCGCCCTTTTCGCCCTGCGGACCCTGCGGTCCGGTATCTCCCTTATCGCCCTTTTCGCCCTGCGGACCCTGCGGTCCCTGCGGTCCGGTGTCGCCCTTGTCGCCCTTCGGCCCCTGCGGTCCCTGCGGTCCGGTGTCGCCGGTGTCGCCTTTTGCGCCGGGCGCCCCATTTGCGCCCGCTGCGCCTGCGGCCGCGCACAGCTCCCACAGCTCGTCCACGCCCGGCTCGTCTCCGGCCGTGCTGGCCTCCTCGGCCGCCCAGACGTAGCAGCTCCCGCCGTGCTCCACGGCATCAAGATGCGCATAAGTCGCGGCTGCATCCCACGCCCCGCGCCAGTTAAATGGCTTGCCGTCCTTGCCCGGAGCGCCCGCTGCGCCCTTGAGGCTGGCCAGCCACTCCGTCTCCGTGCCGGTGTAGCCGTGCGCCTTGGCGATCCCGTAGGCGCTCAGGTAATAGCCCTGCTCCACGGCCCTGCCGTAGACCGGCCGGATGCACTTGGCAATGTGCCGCGCCAGATCGTTCCACGCGGTGTTGTACCGCTGCATCGTGTTGGTGTAGCGCTCGTACTCGCCGTTTGCAAAGTCGACCTGCGCCTCCATCCACAGCAGATAGATCCCGTCGTATGGATACGGCGCGGCCAGCGCCTCGGTCGGCGTCGTCGCATACGGCGTGATCTCGCTCAACGCCAGCAAAAAGATCTCGTGGAGGATCTGCCCCTCAAGCTGATTGAGCCAGTCCAGCAGGATCGTGTCGTCGATCTCCGCCGGGACCGGCTTGAGCTTGCGCAGCCGCTCAAACAGTACCGTCGCTGTCATGTGTCCCCTCCGTCCCCGGCAGCTGCATGCCCTGGATCTCGCGCAGCAGCGCCAGCTTGTCGTCCATCGTCATCTCGCCGCCCGCGATCGCGGCTCTTGTCGGCGCGTCCGTGCTGATCTCCCGCCGCTCGCGCCAGTCATAGTTGGCCTGCAGCGCAAATTTTGCGCCCGCTGCGGAGTTTTTGTCCTCGAGCCGCTCCTGCAGGTACGTCTCGATCACCCGCTTGGCCTCGTCGCAGATGTCGTGCGTCTCCTCAGCTGCCAGATACTTGCTCCACGTCTGCCGACTGATGCCCAGCCGACCGCACAGCCCCGTGATCGTCGGCGGGCTGACCCAGCTCGTCCTGCTGGCTGGCGTCCCGTCCTCTGTTACCACGCGCACAAAGCGCGTCGCCGGGTGTCCGTACCGATCCAGCTCCGGCTGCCCGTCGTCGTCAAGCACCGGCTCCTCGCGGTATACCGGCTCCCGGTAGCGCAGCGCTGCAAAGTATTCCTGCACCGCGCGCCGGAGCGCTGCGGGCTTGTATGCCTTTTTTCGGCCCATGTGCATCCCTCCCTGTTTGCCGTTAGGATACCACGGTAGCCGTGTTAGTTGCCGTCAACTTTTGTGCCGCGTTACCATGCCTCATACAGCCGTTTGCGCGCCCGGTAGAGCGTGCTCTCGCTGACGCCGTGCGCGATCGCCGCCGCCTGCACCGTGCTCCTCCCGCAGCACCAATCGCGCAGCGCCTCCGCATACGCCTCCTCGCCGTAGGCCGCCTCGAGCAGCTTGGCGTCGATCCGTTTTTTGCCTGCCTTGCCCATATCCTCGTAGCTCAGCAGCGTAAAGTAGATCAGGCCCTGCCGCCGGTACGGCAGCCGGATCCCGCTCATCCGCCGGAAACTCATCCCCTCGCCCTCCTGTGTATGCACGATATCCGCTATACCGTGGCGGCATAGCGGTCCTGTCCCTGCCGGAGCGCCGCTCAGGCAGAGTCCTCCCGTATGATCGGCGCGGCATATCCCATCCGCGCGCGCGTTTGTTTGGTCCGCGCCTGCGCATTCCCCCGCGCGGACCGCGAGTCAACTTTCTTTTTCGAGATTTTCGCCGTTTTCGAGCAGCTCGCGGGCCGTCATTTTGTGTCCGCCGAGCTTTTTGCCGCGCTTGCGGGGCACGTAGCGCAGATATGCCCTGGCCTCGCCCTCGACGTAGCGCTCCTCCAGCACCCTCGCGCCCTTAGGCGCGCGCATCTTGGTGCACAGCACGACCTCGCGCTCCTCCGTCGTCGGCAGAGCGGCCCCGCGGCTGACTTTGTATTTTTTGCGGTCCGGCACACGCCGCACCTGCTTGAGCATGTAGTAGGCGATCGGGCTGTAGTCGTCCTGGCCTCGGAGGCTGCGGATGTTGACGCTCCCGAGCGTCCATGCGTCCCGCAGCGTATCCCAGCTGAGGCTCCCGTCCGTCTCCATGCAGATATGCACGTGCAGACGCACCAGCTCGCCGGTGTCGCCGTCCATGTCGCTCGCCGAGAGCGTGTAAAACGGGATCACGCCCTTGTCCTTCCGGCGCAGGCGGCGCAGCCAGAGCATCGCCTGATGCTCTGCGGCATCGCGGAGCTTGTCGGGATCGTCTCCGGCTGTCTCGCGCAGCTTGTCGATCCCCTCGTCCGCAAAGCGGAGCGTCACGAGCAGCCCCTTGTCCGCCGTGCAGTTGCAGTTGAGCAGGCGTGCCAGGCGGCGGACTGCCGTGTTAAAATTCTGCTCCTGCTGCCGCGGCGTCGTCACGCCCGTCTTGCGCCCGCGCGGACGAGCGTTGTCTCCGACGTGATACCGCGTTTTTTCTACTACTCCGTTTTTGCAACGATAGGTCCGCTCCATGATTTTCACCCTGGTCTCCCTTCTCCCGCCACTGCGGGGCTATACATAAGCTTTTAGCAAGCCGATAAATACGCGCGTGCGCGCGTATTTAATATGGTATCACGCACGCGTGTGTTTCAAAAAATCACACGCATGCGTTTCCCGTGTGTTCGGCTGTCAAGGTTCCCGTTTGTCGCCCTTCCGGCGGTTCCGGCGAGGCCCGATCCCCCGATCGGCCCCCGCCGCAGCCTCTGGCTTGCGTTCATTTTCTGCATTTTGTGCATTCTGCACAAAATGCAATTTTGTTTTTGTTCGTGTTTTTTCTCGTGCCCTCT